TAAATGAGTACATATTTAGTCTTATGCCAAGATATGGCTAGGGACGTAGGAATTCCCGGGACAGGCCCGTCTAGCGTTACCTCAACAAGTCTCTCAGAAGAGGAGAGTTCTGTTGTTAGGTATATAAAAGATGCAGATCAGGATATACAATCTAGGTGGTTTGATTGGGATTTTTTATGGTCAGAGGCTAGTATAACTGCAATTAGTGGGACTTCTACATTAACAAGTACTAATACAGGATTTCCTACTGACTTAGGTAATTGGAAATTAGATTCTATCGTTTGGGATAAAACTTCTGAAAGTTATCAGATTTTGGATTACATGGCTTGGAATGAATATAGAGAAATGTATAAATATGGAACAATAGACTCTGATGTTCCTGAGGTTTTTTCCATAAAACCGGATAATAATCTTGATCTATATCCAACACCTAATGCTGCTACTGTAGTGTCTGGTGAGTATTGGGCAACTCCTACTGTTTTGTCAGCTGACAGTGATATCTCTGCTATTCCACCACGATTCCATAAGATTATCACAGCTAGAGCGAAGTTGTATTATGCTGAGAATGAGGATGCTCCTGAAATAATGGTTGGCTCTTTGTCAGAGTTTGAAGATTTGTTAGATAAACTAGAAGCGGATCAGCTCCCAAGACAAAAGAATAGAAGGTTCTCTTCTGCGCAGGATATGTTTAATTTCGTGGTGCGCCCGGAATGAGCAAATTAAGAAATAGGGATATTCGACCAAGTAGATTTCAATCTACATACTTTCCTTTTGAAGGGGGAGTTAATATGGTTGATCCTTCTCTTTCTTTGGAGCCGGGAGAATTAGTATCTGCTGATAATTTTGAGATAGACATCAGAGGCAGATATAGAAGGTTAGATGGTTACGAGAGGTTTGATGGGCAAACGCTGCCTTCTGAGATATCTTTTTACAGAATCCCCTTTACTACTGGATATGCTAGAGATTCTGTATTTGATATGGCCTTTAGCACTGCATTTGATATGCAAATTCCTTCAGTGGGAGACTTAGTAAAAGGGGAAACTAGCGGAGCAATAGGTTCTGTATTAAGTGTTAGTGTCGAGGATATAACTGGTGATTCATCTTCCGGTTCATTTTTTCCATTAACTGCATTCTCTACCGCTTTTAGTACGGCGGAATTTCGCGCTTCAGGTAGAGATGGAAATGCCGAGGGGTATGTGTATTTTGTGATAAGAACGGGTACGCTTCAAGATGGGGAAATACTATTTTTTTTAAACAAGGATAGCGCATTTGGCGCTGCATTTAATGTGGAGTATAAATAATGGGAACACCAACAGCATTAAGAAAAACTAGGGCAGTTTTAACTGGTACTAGCTTTGCTGATAATACGACAGGCGCTATTACCGCGCAAATGGTTAGACAATTTGCTGAGTCTGGGATGGGCGGATATGCAACTATATATTCCCCAGCGGGGACGCCAGCAAGTCAGGCAGTGGCATCAACAGCAACAGCAACTATAGATTGGAATGCTGATTCAGTTGGGGCTAATGGCCCTGATGATACTGGTACAGTGTCCTCAACAACTGTAGGAACGGATGCTGATTTCGCAAACGACAGGATCAGGATATACGATAAAGGGTTCTTTATGGTTAATTTAGGTGTAAGTTTTGCTCAGACCGGAACGGACACTGTAATATGGACGTTTAGGATTGCAACTCAGGCTGACGGAGGTTCGGTAGCGTATCCCGGCTATGACGCGGCAGTTCAAAAAGTCGCCGCTACACTGGATAATATGGCATCTGCTTCTGGAATAATTGATACTACTGGACATACAGATTATACGGATGTTCTTGCTCAAGTTAAGAATGGTCACGCAAGTAATTCTGAAAATTTCCAGATGCATTATGGGCAATTATCTGTATTTAGGGTGGGTTAATGGGGCTTCTTGCCACTGCCCTTTCTTATGGACCTCCCGTATTGAGGGAGATTTATGACGGGTCTACTATTGTTGCTGAAGCACGAACAGCTATAGAAGATCAGAGAAGTCTTATTCAAGTAGTCCCCGGAGAAGGGGCCGTTCTTGGTGTTTGGGTTTTTAATGGTGATGTTTACGCTTTTAGAAATAAAACTGGTGGTGCTAGCGGGGGGATGAATAAATCTACCTCTACTGGATGGTCGGAGATTGATTTAGGAACTGCATTAAATTTTGATGCTTCAGTTGTTTCTGGAGAACCTGTCCCGGGTGATTCTGGAACCCCTACTACTATAGTGGGAGCAGGAGGCGCTCAAGGAGATTTAATGGGAATCTCCTATTATGGAGATTGGTCTACTGGGGCAAAGGGGGTTATGGTTCTCACCAATATCACTGGTACATTTGTAGATGATGAAGACCTTAAAATGCCTCTGTTGGCGTTCGATAATGGCTCTGTAGAAATTAGTGAGGGAGACTCTTTAGAAGGAGGGACTTCTGGAGAGACAGCTACGGTTACAAGCATTACTATTACAAGCGGGACAATTGCCGGGAGTGATGCTGCTGGATATATTTCAGTAAAAAATAATAGTGGAACTTGGACAGATGGAGAAGATATACAGTTAAGCGGAATTAAATATGCAGAAGTTAATGGCTCTTCCCAGCCTGCTGATGTTGCCGTTGCTTCTGCTGATGGAACGCAGTACTCCCAATCTCTCACGGCTGGCGGTAAATATGAATTTGTAAATTATAATTTTCGGGGTGAGACCTCCGGAGCTTCGATGTATGGAGTAAACACAGTTGGTAAAGCTTTTTCTTGGGATGGAACAACTTTTATTCCAATCCAAACCGGGATGGATACAGATACTCCAGAGCATATTACAGCGCATCAAAAGCATTTGTTTCTTTCATTCCCTAATGGCTCTATACAACACTCTAGTATTGTCGCGCCAAACAAATGGAGTGCTATTAGCGGAGCAGCGGAGTTAGGAATCGGGGATAATGTTAGCGGTTTCTCTAGTGAAGTTAATAATGTTATGTCTATCTTCACGAAGAACGATGCTTATATGTTATATGGTACATCTTCTGCTGATTGGGAACTTAGGAAGTTTCACGCAGGAGCCGGGGCTATTCCTTATACTCTTCAAAAGATGGATCAGACTTTCTTCTTGGATGATCGTGGAATTACCTCAATCTTTACTGTGCAGTATTTCGGAGATTTTCAATCTTCTGTTGCATCGGATAAGGTTGATCCATATATTCAATCTAAGAAAGATAATGCTATTACCTCTATGAGGGTTAGAGGAAAGAACCAGTATCGTCTTTATTTTGACGATAAGACTGGTATTGAGATGACCTTTATAAATAAAAAGAATCAGGGGTTAATGCCATTTACTTTGAGTCATCAGGTTAAGTGTTTAGTTTCTGCTGAAGACTCTGATGGTTTTGAGGTTTTATATGGGGGCTTTGATGACGGGTATATTCGTAGAATGGATTCAGGGACAAGTTTTGATGGTGGTACTGTATCCTCTTTTGTGAGATCAGCTTATTATCATTACGAAACTCCCGGTTCTAGGAAAAGATTTAGAGAAGTTGGGCTGGAAGTTAATGCCGATACTTCAACAACTTTAACGGTAACCCCTTCATATGATTTTGGTGGAACCTTTACCCCTAAGACCTCTCCAATTTCTGACGCTTATTCGGTGACTGTTGCGGCAGATCAATGGACTGAAGCTGACATAAGCAATAGTAGCACTGGAGTAACAGTTGTCGCATCTGAGAGAGTAAAAATAAACGGGATAGGAACGAACATGGGATTAATTATTAGTAACAGTTCTATATACGATAAGCCAATAACTCTTCAAGGGGCTATTGTAGACTTCACACCCAGAGGAGTTAGGAGATAAATTATGGCAGATTCAAGAAGCCCCGGTCCGGGGTGGGTATATAAAACTTACGGTGGCCCACATGGTGATGTTTACAGATGGGAGCGCGACCCTTCATATAAAGCTTCTTCTGCTACAAGCGCTGCAACTACAAGTTCGCCGGTTACCGCAAAAGCTGCCGCCAAGAAAACATCAGCATCTTCTGCCGCTCCAACAACAGCAGCTGCGACTAAGAAAACATCAGTATCTTCTGCTGCCCCAACATCATCGGGAACAACATCAATGGCAAGAACAACATCATCTCCTTCTTCATCCGCAGCCAAAACAAGTTCGTCGTATGTGGATTTATCTCCCGATTTAGCTGCAGCATGGAGTTTAATAGAAGCAGCCAATCAAGGGAAGGATGTAAATACATTATTTGCTGATAGGGCTGGGGACTTTGGTCTTTCCCCGGCAGAGCAGGCAAAATATTGGCAAGATCGTGGCGCTACTTCAAAAGAAGCTTTTGGGCGGGCTCATGCTGCTGAAGATATGGCTCTCAAGCTTGGGACATATAAGCAGAGCGGCACTGACTATAAACTTGGTAGTGATAAGTGGAAGGAAGCGTTTACGTCACGACCCGGCCAGTATGGCTCGGCATTAAATTATCCGGGCCCTCAATCGACTCCTCAAGCTCCTTTGACTAGATGGGAAATGTTTAACCCTCAAGTGCCGTCTTTTAGTGGGGGATCAGGTTCTTCCGCTGCTTCCGCTGCTAGTGCTGCTCCTGCTGCTAGTGCTGCTCCTGCTGCCGCTGCTCCTGAGGGGCCAGTTTGGTCTGATCCAACAAGTTCTGTTTACGCTTCTCCTGAAGTTCAAATGATGGATTTGGCAACTTTAACGGATGATATGGACCTAACAAATAAGTTAGAAGAAGTTATAAATATGGACAGTCCTCTGTTTAAAGCTGCGGCAACTAAGGCTCTTCAGGCTATGCAGAAAAGAGGAATAGTAAATAGTTCTCTTGCCAATGAGGCTGTTATGAGAGCGATTTTGGATGTGGCTCTTCCAATAGCACAAGCCGAAGTTCAGGCTCTTCAGCAAAATCTTTATTATAATACGGATTGGAATAATCAGCAGAAAACGGAAGCGAATAAATATTTTTATGAAAGAATGATGACTAAGTTGAAGGGTTCTCTTGATATGCAATTGAACAAAATGGTTCAATCATTTGGAGCGTGGGGTAGATACGGAGATTGGATACAGAACATAATTACCTCACCGGGCGCTGATGAGGATGCTTGGAAGAGAATGCTGGATGCAATGCAAGGGGCAGGAGGTTGGCCTAAGTATCCCGGTTTATAAATGATTAGAAAAGCGGAGTTCAAGGATGTCTCCGGGATAATGGAAGTCGCTAAGGATGCGCATCAAAAGTCTCTTTCAAATTCAGTCTCAATAGACCCAAAGACCTTAAGAAATAATCTGCAGGTTTGTATTTTGTCTACAGAGCATTTTGTTCTAGTTGTTGAGTTGGAGGGAACCATTGAGGGAGTGTTTATTGGAGTTACCCATCAGCTGTGGTATTCAAAAAAGAAGCAGGCAACTGATCTATTCTTTTATGTGACCGAGAATGGAACCGGATGGGGAGCAAAGATGATGAGACGCTTTATAAGTTGGGCGAAAGAAAACCCCGGAGTCAAAGAAATTATGTTAGGAATTAGTTCAGGTATAGGTGACACGGATCGTGCTAGAAAACTTTACGAAAGAATGGGTGCGGTTAAGATTGGGGACAATTTTATACTGCCACAGGAGTGATATATGGGAAGTATAGTTAAATCAGTCGGTAAGGCTATAAAAAAGGTCGGCAAAGGGCTAAAGAAAGTAATCAAGAAGATTGGGCCAGCTTTACTGATAGCGGCTGCGGTTTATACTGGAGTAGCTTTCTATGGTGCCGGAACTATGGCTGGCGGGATGGGGAGTTTATCTACAGCTAATTTCTCGGAAGGGCTTGCAAGGATAGGACAGGGAATAGGTGGTTTTGCTTCAGGACTATTCAGTCCTTCTGGATCAGGTGCTGGTGTTACTAATGTTGCTGGCAATGTTATGGGAGTTGGAGCAAAATCCTCAATGATTGGCGGGACTATGACCGCGAGG